GGACATCGAGCAAGAGATGGGACCGGACTACCAGCGCCGCCTGAACCGCGAAGGCACTGGCCCGGAAGCCGTGAAGTTCGCCATTGCCGTGCCGGTCTACAACTTCGAGACCAGCACCGTACAGGTGATGAGCCTGACCCAGAAGTCGATCATCAAAGAGTTGGACCAGATCAGCCAAATGGAGGACTACCCCGACCTTATGGCGTGGGACTTCATTCTCGGCAAGACCGGAAGCGGTTTGACCACCGAGTACACGCTGCGTCCTGTACCACGCAAGCCAGCAGCCCAGAAAGGCATTGATGCTGCCTGGAGCGAAGCCGAATCCAACGGGTTCGACGTAAAGCGCCTACTTACCGGCGGAAACCCGTTCAAGGAGTGATACACTGGAACCGATGGCAGGTCAGCTACGGCGCCCCTGCCCTGGAGTTCATTCTCTGGCTGACTGCCTCGGCAACGAGATAGCGGGTTGACGGTCCCTGAAACCCCCTGAGTTTGCGCTTAGGGGGTTTCTTGATGGCTACAGTAGAACTAAGACAGCAAGCTCGACTTTCGTCACCCTTGCGCTGGGCTTCATAACTCCAGTAGGACGCCTTCCCGGCTCCAGTCTTACCCCCAGCCATTAACTGGGGGTTTTTTAATGGCTATATTGACTATGGGAAGGTGTATTTAGATGCTCAAGCCACCTAATCCAAGACTGGAAACAGAACCAAACGGCATGGTGCGTATCACTGTAGGAGACCAGATAGGATGGGTAAGTAGCTACCACTTGGCTGATACGAAAGTCAGGCAACTAACACACGCATGGCTAAAGGAGCACAAAACAGACTAGCTTTATTACGTAAGTCCGCCCTGGTCCGTGATGACTCTGGCCCTTTCCGCGTTTATCGGGATGACGCTGGCAGCGTTTTTCACAGCGTTACGCACATACTCAAAGAAACAGCACCCGAATGGCAACAACAGGCCCTGGAACGGTGGCTGGCTCGACCGACTGCTAGTGAAGACCGAGACATGGCAGCAACGCGGGGCACGCTGGCGCATAATCACGCGGAATACCTACTAAAGACTGGAGCGAAACTCGCCCGCCAAACCGCCAACAAACGCAACGCCTGGAAAACGTCTACAGACGGCTTGGAACGCTGCCCCGGCTCGATCACCCGCTGGGGTATCGAAAGGGCCATTCAAGGAGCACCCAGGGTGCCCTGGAGCGCTTCCGGCTACGCACGCGGCCTACGCGGCTGGATTGCGGACAACGTCACCGCCATTCACGCAGTCGAATTTTCCATTCACCACGCAGCAGGTATGGCTGGAACGTGCGATGCCCTGCTGGACATCAACGGCAAAGGCCCATTCATTGTGGATTGGAAGACCTCCCTCCGCGAACGCAGCGAGGACATGCTGAATAACTACATCGATCAGCTTGGAGCGTACAGTTTGGGTCTCAAGAGTCTCACCGACATAGCGCCGGCGGGTGGGCTGATCGTCGTGGCACGTCGCACCGGAGCACCCCAGGTCCGAGAACTTACAGAACTCGAACTCCGGGGCGCCGAATCAAGATTCTTGGAACGTGTGGAGCGTTACTTCGCAGATCAGAACGGCACGGCCTGAGAACCCACCATCTTGTAATGACGTTCGTCACTGCGTTGGATCGCTTTCAGTCTGCTTTCAGCAGCTTGGATCGCTGCACGGGTTGCGGCAATTTCAGTCTTTCTATCACCCTCTTCTGCTGCGGCATCAGCGATACGTTCTAAGCGTTCCATGTTGTTGGCAATAGAGAAACCCAGCTCATCAGTTGCCAATGGTGCGTCGAATGAATACGTGAGCGCTTTCTTGACATACCGGCGTGCCTGGCGCGGGCTGCAATCAAACCGCTTGGCAAGCACACGCACGGCAGACGCTGGCGACATGGTGTCTAACAGCTCTAACGCTTGCTGCTCGCGTGCCTCCAGTTCTTTATTGGTGGATCGGTCCATTGGGTGCATGTGTGGTGCCCCAATACAGTAGCAGCCTGAAGCCGAAAATCAAGTGGACATAAAAACGGACATAAAACGGTGGATCGCTTGACAGCCTGCCGGAATGTGTGGTCTACTGTAGGAGTCAATCGGAACACCCAACCATGACACAGACAACAACGATGTCGGAATCCAATGCAATCGCATGGAGTCAGACGATCTTAAGCCTCTGGGATGCATCCCAATGGTGCGTAGACAGGCGCATCACTTGCCTTGGACTTCACAAGGAGACGCGCGAGATCTTAGAAGATGCAGGCGCGGAGTTTGACGCTAAATCTGGCCAGATCACAGACGACTGCCTCCCCTGGGACGTCATCGCGGATGCGCTGAATGAAAGAGTGCAACAGTCGGTCTTATGTGTACAGACACGCAGCGCCTGGCATGACCCCCAGCTTGAGTCTTCGGAGGACGCCGAGTTCAGAATCCAATTAACAGTCGGTGGGCCGTATCTGGAGATCAGCGGCGAGCTGGACGCCTGCGGATGTGCTCAGGATCCAGAGTTTATCTATGCCGAGATGGGACGTGGCCCTGAACGCTTGCGTTTAGATAATGCGCACCGCAGCGCGCTTGAGTGGTTCGCGCTTCAGTTCTTCTGTATGTGAACAAATGTGAAGAGTAGGTTCGCGGTTCCGGCTGCGATGTTGTAGAGTATCAGGGAAGCGAACGACACACCCACAATCTCGCTTCCCTAAAACAATGTTCACGACTACATTTGCAGCCCTCACCGTTCTGATCCTCCTTCCTATTGTGATCTTGCTATGGGCCACAGAATCCAGAACGCAACGCATCAACCGTCTGCGCAAGCGCCACGGATGGGCACAGCAGAGGATCGCCGATCACCTTGGAATCAGTCGCTCAACGGTTCGGAGGCACCTAGCAGCCGCCTGAGCACACTTTAAAAACTACTCTAAGAAACCACCAAACCATTAGGAATCCTGATCATGACTCGAATCTCAGCTAAGATCCCCCATTTGATCATCGCTGCCGGCCTTGGCGTGATGGCTGGCGTCGGCATCAGTGACGCCTGGAGCGCCATGGAACGGCACCGCTGCAAGGCGCTGACCCAAACGCACCAAGTGGTGACCCTGCGCACGTTCTGGGGCCACTCGAGCTTCTGCCTGGACCGCCGCTACCTTTAGGCACAAAAAAAGGGCCCTTAGGGGCCCTTGATTCAATCAACAATCCGGGACCAATCTTTCAGCCATTGTTCTTCATCTTCCATCTTTTTAATTTCAGACTTCAGATCAGAACTCGTCCGTTCTAGGATTTCATCCATCCGGTCTAAGCTTTCTTTCATTGATTCCATTTTTGACTTGAGAATTTCAGAAAGTTTCATGAGTTAGGTTGTCGAGGTACAGGGATTTCTCCCATGGGTGTAATATAGCACACTACAGGGGTTTGTGCAAGCTACTGTGACACTTTATCAACCGGCACAAGGGGGGCAGGTTCGCGATGTTGCGGCGGCGGATAAGGACATAGGGAACCTGCTGGTACATAGGCGATTTTTTGTTCCTTAGTACACTAGGGGGCAGGGTTGCAAAAGTCAAGTATCCTGTAGTACAGCCCCAAAAAATACGCACCCCCATATTCTTCTGTAGCACATGCCCAGCCCTAAAAAACTAGCCCTCCGTTGGGCACAAGGACAGGTATTCGAGAACCGCACCCGCTTCCGCGTACTCGTCGCAGGCCGCCGATTCGGCAAGTCGTACCTCGCCTGCATGGAATTAATGCGTGGAGCGATCGAACGCCCGGGCGAAACCTTCTTCTACTGCGCCCCAACGTACAGAATGGCTAAAGATATTGCCTGGAAAGTATTAAAAAAGCTAATCCCCAACCCTTGGATCCGCAGTAAAAACGAGACCGACCTCAAGCTGGAGCTTGTCAACGGCTCCACGATCGAACTAAAGGGCACCGAAAACGCAATGGCCCTCCGAGGCCGCAGTTTGGCTGGCGTCGTCCTCGACGAAGCCGCCTTCATGGACGCCGGTGTCTGGTTCGAGGTCATCCGCCCCGCCTT